CCAACACCGAGCAGTTTTGTATTGGAAAATACATTCGATATTTACGATTAATAAATTTCAATAACAATGAAGTTTTAAAACAAATTTACTTCTATCAAAGAAGTATAGGGACTTATCACATTAGCACACAAGATGAATTTTATAATAATGGTTACAATGAAGAAATAGCTGAAAACATTATAACTTTAATGGATAAACTAATAAAATGAACTACACACCAAAACAAAAAGCATTTATTAAATCAAAAGTTAAGAGAATAAAGTGGGAGGACATATCTGAAGGAATGAGACAATTTTGGATTAATTATAAAAACATTAAAAATGAAACAACCGAGTAATATACAGCTAATAATTTGCGTAGTTATAGCAATTTTGTTTAACTTTGCTATTTATGTTGAATTATGTCAGTAATTCAGTTAACTAATTTAAACTGATTATGGATAAGAGAAAAGAAAATAAAGGAACATTAGGAAATAGTGGAGGGCGTAAATCAAAAGCAGAAGAACAAAAGCTAATTGAAAACCTTACCCCTTTACATCCTAAAGCTATGGAATCTTTTGATAAGGCAATTAGCGAGGGTAAAGATTGGGCGATAAAACTATTCTTTAACTATTTCTATGGACTACCTAAACAAGTTATAGACCAAAGAAATATTAACATCGATGCTGGTAAACTTACAGACGATGAAATTAAGAAAATAAATAATAATCTTGAGCAATCTTATTAATTTTGAAAAAGTATTAAAAGTAAAGTGTGAAAGCGATTTGATGTTTTTCACTCGGTATATTTACAAAGAAAACCACAGGCGTAATTTTATAGTCGCGCCTCATTTCGTTTTAATAGCTAAGAAGTTGCAGGACGTTTATAATGGTAAATGCAAAAGGCTTATTATAAATATTCCTCCGCGTTACGGCAAAACAGAACTAGCAGTAAAATCATTTATTGCATGGTCACTTGCTAAAAATCCACAATCTAAATTTATACACCTTTCGTACTCTAGTGATTTAGCACTGGATAATAGTTCCCAAACAAAAGAATACATTGAAAGCGATGCATATCAAAAACTTTGGACTACTCAATTAAAAGCAGACGCAAAAGGTAAGCAAAAATGGTTTAATACTGAGGGCGGTGGTGTTTATGCTACGGCAGCAGGTGGAGCTATTACAGGATTTGGAGCTGGTGTAGCTAAATCAAAACAATTTGCTGGTGCAATAATTATCGATGACCCATTAAAGCCTGATGACGCTAATAGCGAGGTTAAACGTAAATCAGTAAACGAACGTTACAATAGTACAATCCGTTCAAGGGTTAACGATAGCGATACTCCTATTATCGTTATTATGCAAAGACTTCACGAGGAAGATTTAAGCGGTTTTTTATTAAATGGTGGTAGTGGGGAAAAATGGGAACATTTATGTTTGCCAGCTTTAGACCAAACAAATAAGCCCTTATGGGAATCTAAGCACTCTTTTGAAGAACTAGAGCAAATAAGGCAAGCTAACCGTTATAACTTTGCAGGACAGTATATGCAAACACCTGCACCTGAGGAGGGGGGAGAGTGGCGAAAAGAATGGTTTAGCATTATTGATAAATCAGAGTTACCTCCAAATATTGAATGGGAAATGATAATAGATGGCGCTTATACCAAATCAACACTTAATGACCCTACAGGGTTGCAAATAGGGGCAAAAATCGGAAATGACTACGTAATTCTATCGAGTATTGATAAATACTTAGAAATGCCTGAGTTAATCAAATTTATTCCTGATTATATCAACTCGTTAGGGGTTAATGTGAAAATGATTTATGTAGAGCCTAAAGCGTCTGGTAAATCAATCAAACAAATGATTCAGAGCCAAACAAATCTAAATATTGCAGAAATAAAGTCTAATTTTGTAAATGTATCTAAGATTGAGCGCGCAAGAACCTCATCGCCTTACATTGAGGGTGGCAGGGTAAAATTAGTTCGCGGCTCTTGGAATGATGCGTATTTACAGCAGGTCGCTATGTTTCCAAATGCTAAACACGATGAGCATATTGACCTTACTTCCTACGGAATAGAAAAAAATTTGATTACAGTTGCTAATTTTTTCTTTTAATTGATTACTTTTGTTTAAACCTTACGTAAATGGCAAATGTTTTTACCAATCTATTAAATAGATTTATTCCAAATAAACTCAACCAAGCTATATTGTCTGTAGTTGGTGGTGGCTATGTGCCTTACGATTACACTCTATCCATTTTACTTGAAAAAGGGTATAAACAAAACCCTGATGTATTCGCAGTTGTTAACCAAATGTCAACTAAAACGGCAAATGTACCGTTTTGCGTAAAAAAGGTAAAAGATGAAAAAGCAAAGAAAGCTATTGAGTTAATACTTAAATCTACAAATTACAATACTGATTTTAAGCAAAAAAAAGTAATAGAACAGTTAAAAACTAAGGCTTATGATGAGGAAGAAATGGACTTACCGCTTAAGCGTCCAAACCCACTTCAAACGTGGGGGGAGTTGTTTGCGTTGTACAAGACGTTTTTAAAGGTTACAGGAAATGCCTATTTTTATTTGCTATCGCCTGAAAATGGAATGAATAAAGGTGTTCCTATTCAAATCTATATTTTACCCGCTGATTTAGTGCAAATTGTACTTAAAAATAATGCTAATTTATACGGTGTAGAAAGTCCAATTGATTACTATATGATTTACAATAGTAACAATTACATTAAATTCTATCCTAACGAAATAATCCATATAAAGAAGCCTAATCCTTTCTTTGATATGCAAGGCTCACATTTATACGGACATTCAGAGTTATATGCTGCATTGCGTAACATTCAATCAAGTAACTTGGCTATTGACAATAATAATAAAATGATGGCTAATAGTGGTGTTTTTGGATTTGTACACGGTAAAGGGGCTAATCCATTATCACACGACCAAGCAGCGCAAATAAAAGACAGATTAAAGCAAATGCATGCAAGTACCGACAGCCTTAGTAATATAGCTGGAAGTAGTGGCGAATTAGGATTTACTAGAATATCGCTTACAGCAGATGAATTGAAACCTTTTGATTTTCTTTCGTTTGACAGAAAGACTATTTGTAACGTGCTTATTTGGTCGGATGAATTATTAAATAATGATAGCGGGTCAACTCTTGGAAGTGGGGAACGCGACAAACAAGCCAGTAAACGAGCTATTACAGATAACATTATGCCTGATTTGAAGCTATTGCAAGACGCATTAACTGATAATTTTGTACGCAAGTTCAAAGGATATGAAAATGCAGTATGGGAGTTTGACCCAAGCGAGTTGCCTGAGATGCAAGAAGATATGACTGAACTTGTAGCTTGGTTAGAAAAAGCACCAATTAGCAAGAATGAGTTTAGAATGGCTTTAAAATACGAAAGTAGACCTGAGCCAGAAATGGATAAAATTTATATTCCGATGAATATAATGCCTATTGACGGCGATAATATAAGCGAGGACGACCTTAATGGAACAAGCTAGAAAAATATACTACGAAAAGAAAGCGTATCGAATTGTAAAAAAGTACGTCCGTCAGATTGTGGCTAAGATTCCAATAAACAACGCTACGGCTTTGACGGCTAAAGCTACGGTTATTCTAAACTTTGATAAAGAGTTGACAAAAAAAATGTTCATTGAAATATATTCTAAGATTGCAAAAATGGAGGGACAAAAAATAACCCAACAATTGAAGCGTGAAAAGAATTTCTTTGATTTGTTTGATGCTGAGTTTTTAACTTGGTTCACTCAAAATATAGCACAAAGAATAGTATCGGTAAACGATACGTTAATGGATGAAATTGCTAAAGTAATGGAAGGAGCGTATGCTGATAACGTTACAGTTGTAGAAGCGCAAAATAGGATATTTAAACTAATCAATTCGCCAAACTTTTATAAGTGGCAAGCGATGCGAATAGCAAGGACAGAAAGCACAACAGCGAGTAATTACGCTACGTTTATAGCTGGTCGAAGTAGTAACTTAGTATTGCAAAAAGAGTGGGTTGCTAATTTAGACAGTAGAACTAGGAACGTAGAAGATGAGTTTGACCATTGGCATATGAATGGTGTCGTTGTAGATTATGAGCAACCCTTTAATGTAAATGGTGATTTTGTAATGTATGCGGGAGACCCTAAAGGAGCAGCGGGGAATATTATAAACTGTAGATGTAGTTTGAATTTAGTACCAAAAAGAGACAATAACGGTAATTTAATAATTAGAAGTAATGGATATTAAGCAACTTTCATACGAAATTAAAGACATGGACGAAGCTACAGGAGTAGTGAAAGCCTATGCAAACGCATATAATTTTAAAGATTCAGACGGCGACATTTCCGCTTATGGGTCATTTGACAAAACGGTAGCCGAAAACTTCAAACGTATTCGAGTACTGAAAGACCACAACCCTAGAGAGATGATAGGCGTTCCGTTGTTGATTGATACGAAAGATGCCTACGGACTTCTTACAACGACTAAATTCAATATGAATAAACCGTTAGGTAAGGATATGTACACCGATGTAAAATTAATGCACGATAGCGGTCTAAATGCTGAGCTATCCATTGGTTACAAAGTAATGCAGCGAGACCAAAAGAACCGTGATATTATTACGGAATATAAACTGATGGAATATTCGTTTTTATCTAGTTGGGCAGCTAACGAACTATCAACAGTACAAGATATTAAATCGATTAAGAGCCATTACGGTATAATGGAACTAATCGAAAAATCATATAATTTGGATTATTCAGACGAACGTTTAAGACAAATTGAAAACTTATTAAAAGCACTCACACAAGAGCCGACTGCATCAGCCACTCAGAATGACGAGCCGCAAATATTGAACCTTTTAAAAACTTTTAAAATCTAAAAACAAATGGAAGCAATTGAAGTAAAAGCGGCTTTAGATGCTATTAAAGAGCAAGCCCTTAATTTAAGCCAAGAGGCTAAAAACGAGATGAAAGCATTAGCCAATGATTTACAGGCTAAAAATGCAACGCAAACAGAAACATTGGAAGCAATGCAAAAGCACTTAGATATTCTTGATGCTAAAAGCCAAGAGAAAAAAGCTAGTGAAGCAAATGTAACTTTCGAGGGTGGAATGGTTGAAGAAATCAAAGCCAACTTTGAAGCAATCAAAAATACTAAAAAAGGAAGCGCAACTAGCTTAGAATTAAAAGCCGTTGGTAATATGACCGCTGCTTTAAATATCACTCCTGCTGGGGCGGTTGTAAACACTTATCAAAGCGGTATTGCATTGAACCCATCGCAGCCTTTGAACTTTGCGCAATTAGTGCCAACAGTTTCAAGTGCAACAGGTTCTTATGTAATCTATCGTGAAATCGCTGGTGAGGGTGCAATTTCTACACAAGCAACTCACGGAGCGTTAAAAACTCAAATTGATTTTGATGCGCAAGCTGTAACTTACAACGCTGAGTACTTAGCTGGTTATGCTCGTTATGCTAAACAAATGGCGCAAGATTTACCATTCTTGACTTCTTGGTTGCCTGCTGCTTTAAGACGTGAGTATTTCATCGCTGAAAATACCAAATTCCACGTGGCTTTGTCAGGTGCTGCTACTGCTGTACCTGCTGGAACTTTAGGTAACGAAATTGAGCGTATCATCAAAGTAATTGGTTTGTTAGAAGGTAAAAATTACAGTGCAACAGGTGTAGTTATCAATCCAGCGGATTGGGCTAAAATCGCAATTACTGAGAAATCAGCAGGTGCTGGATATGGCTTGCCAGGTATCGTAACAATCAATAACGGACAATTAGCCGTTAATGGTGTAAACGTTTATAAGGCTAACTGGATTCCTGCTGGTAAATACGCAGTTGGGGATTGGTCAATGGCTAAAAAAGTAGTAGTTGATGGTCTTAAAGTTGAGTTCTTCGAGCAAGACCAAGATAACGTAGCAAGAAACTTAATTACCGCTAGAATCGAAGAAAGAAACGTTTTAGCGTTCGATAGACCTGATGCGTTCTACTACGGAGATTTTGCAGCCGTATAAAAATTAGTTTAGTTAGTTATTTTAAAAACCGTTGCAATATTATTTGTAACGGTTTTTTTTGTATTTTTGCGTAACACTTTAATTTTCAAAACAATGGCAAATGTACTTTACAATTCGTTTAAAAGAGATATAGCAAACGGAAGTATTGATTTAGATACGGACACTATAAAATTACTATTGGTTACTTCTGCATACGTGCCAAACATTGATACGCATACTAAAAGAAGCGATATTACTAACGAGGTAGTAGGTGCAGGATATACCGCAGGCGGTGTCGTACTAGCGAATAAAACAGTTACGGTAAACAATACTACAGATAAAGGCGTGTTCGATGCTGATGATATTACCATACCAAATGCAACCATTACGGCTCGAGGTGGCGTTTTATACAAGTCAAGAGGCGGAGCAGCAACAGCGGATGAGCTAATTGGTTATTTAGACTTCTTAACTGATATTCCATCAGGTGGTGGTAACTTCTTTGTAGGATTCGATGCAACAGGAATTTTAACAATATCATAAGATGGCAATTACAACAGTTGACGGAGTAGTAAGTGGATTGGGAAGTTCGTTTACTCAATTTATTATAGACAAGGCTTCTGTGGCTAATCAGGTGGCTGGGCGTATGGTTTCTTTATGGCGTGCTGCTGCTGGAATTCCTGCACAGGCTGCAATTCCAACTACAGCCGTACAACTAAGTAATGGCGCGGTTGGTTCTATTCCTTTCACAACTCAAACATTACCCGCAAAGGCTTATTTAGGGTTCACAGATTATTCTAACTCTACTGCTGGTAATGCCCTAGTTTTTTGTGACAGGATAGCAGAACAAGGGGGTTTGAGTTTTAATATTACAACATCGCAAACGACAAATCTACCGATAAACTTAGGCACTTTAGGAGTTGTTTCAGAAAGAATAGGAGCAGCTAATTATAGTGAAATTCAATGGTATTTAGAAGTTTATACTGATGGAGGGGCTACGGCTTCAAATGCTACGGTTTCTGTAATATATGACGATAACACCTCAGGGAATTTAAACGTAATCGCAGTTGGAGGTACTTTAAGAGCAGGACAATGCATTGCTTTAAATCCTTTTAAAGTAATTAATGGAAGATACATAAAAGGAGTTACTAGCGTTATATTATCGGCAGCAACAGGAACGGCAGGTAACTTTGGAATTACAGCAGTTAGAGAAATTGCAAATTGCAGTAACGATATAGCCTCTAAAAGAGAAAACTTTGATTGGGCAAAATTAGGACTTCCTACTATTCCATCAGGGGCGTGCGTGTTTCCTATGGTTTATCCAGTTACTACAAGTTCAGGAATTGTAAAAGCTATTGGTAAAATAATCTATGGCTAGTTATACAAAAATAGTAAACAGATATAGGGGGGGCGATGCTATTTGGACAAACAAGAGCAACGCCTCAACTATTATTGTAAATGACTTTTTTGGAGTAAGCAACCCACCAGCACCACCTATTGACGGAAATATTACGGTATCGGCTTTATCTTTGACATCTTTATTAAATGCAAGTGTAGCCAAAGGAAGCGCAATAAAGGTAGTAAGCACAATAGATTTAGCCTTATTGTTAAACAACGCAACAGCCAAAGGAAGCGCGAATAAATCGGTAAGCGTAATAGATTCAACACTATTACTTAATCCTATAACAGTCAAAGGAAGTGCAAACGTTTCTACAAGCGCCATTGATTCAGTTTTAAGAATAAACAATGCAAACGTAATTGGAAGCGCATTTGTGCAAACAAATAC